TGCTTTCCGTAGTTCTCCCAGGTCATACCATCTTTGAATTTCGATTCCAGATGCTTGCGAAGACCGTCCCTTGAACAGCCGATGATTTCGAAGCTGCTCATCTCGCCTTTCTGGCTAACGTCAAGATATCGCCTGATTGAGCGACGCATTGAGTTGGCCAACCTAACAATCGGGTTTCCAGCTCTACGCTTAGCAAGCGCCTTGGAGATTTTGTCTCGGTTTTCTGTGCCGTACTTCTGCTTGGCCAGCTTGATTTTCTCGGCGTTTTTGGCGCGGTAGAGTTTTCGGCGCTCGCGTATCGCATCTGCATTTTTGATCCGATACTGACGCTGATTTTCAGCGTACTCATGCTTCATCGAGCTGTATCGATTTTTAAGTCTTTCGATGCTTTTCCGTCTGTTTTCTTCAAAAACTTCAGGTGTAACCCAGTATTGGAATGGGCTTCCATCAGGATTCTTTCCACAAAAACCCCAGAAAATCATCCCGTCGTCGCGCTTTGTTCCTCTTGATGTGTGCATGAAAAACTCCGCCACAGGTGTAACCCATGACGGAGTTTGTGTCAATCGCCAGCTCGAATTACGAGCAGATGATCGTGGTCAAAGCGCCGGTGCAACGACGGAAGATAATCGTCATGCCCTGGTTAGTGAAGATTGGCTCGGGAGCATGAATGAACTCAGCATAGTGCTGACCCTTCTTCTCCAGAGGATCGGCGCAATCCACATCGAGCTTGTACGCACCAGTCACCCACTGCCACTCGCCCATGTAGTTGGTCGGCATCCAGCTCAAATCACCAACACGGTTCACAGGACGCACAATGTGCGACTTGAACACATACGGGGTGACAACGAACGCAGCCTCGAACGGAGCAGTCACCCAGCTTGAGTTGACGCTGAACACCGTACCCTTCGTGCCATTGGCGCTGGTAAACGGCTGAACCAGCGTGTACTTGCCACCAGCGTAGGTGTAGCGGGGCGGGAACAGATTCGGCACATGCCGGAAGTTCTTAATCACCCGATTCGCGCCAATGCGCTTGAGCAACTCAGCGCCGCTGCCGCTGCCCATATCAGCCTGACGCAGATCCTCACGGAACGCGGGGTTGTTCTGAGCGATGCGCTGCGAAGCCTCCAAGCCGATGTAGAGCGGGAACACCGGGCCGTCGCTGCTGTAGCTGATGAAGCCAGAGCTATCAGGATTCGTCGCACCATTGCGGATCAGCGTGGCGGCGGCGACATCGAGCATCTCCTGAGTCAGCTCGGAGGTGGACTGATTGAGCGCCTGACCAGCGGAGCCGGTCTGAATCCAGGGCAGCTCATTCACGCCAGACGGAATCGTCTCAACCTGAGTAAAGGACGAGTCGGCCACAGCCTTGATGGCGTACTTGGCGAACATGTTCTGGTAACGGGTTTCCCAAGAACGCTGAGCGCGGATGGAGAGCTTCTCAAGGTACACGCGCAAGAACGCCTCGACGCGATGATCGAAGGTCAGATCGTCCTTACACAAGAGCGGACCTTTGAGGGCGAAACGCTCAGGACTCCAGGTGACGGCATTGTAGCCGACCGGAACGTCATTGTAGGTGACATCGCAAGCACCACCGTTATCACCAGGATTACCGCTGGCGAGCGTGATGGCCGACCACTCCTCAGCCGCAGTCGGCTCGATGGAGGTGGTGGTGAACGAGGTCTGGGTCAGACCAGTACCCTGAGGATACTCGCCGCGCTCAATCATGTTGAGCCACATCGAGCGGTACGAGGCGCGTTTATAAACGTCCTGCGCGAGCGACTCAGTAGCCACCGCGAAGGCGTTGAAGACATTAGGACAAGCCATGAGATTATGAAATTAAACCGACGTTATCTGCGTTATGGTTGGCCATCCATCCACCACACGGTGGCTGATTATCCAACCTGCTACACGCGGAGTGTCATTGCCGCTTAGACGGTTTTGCGATGGCTGACCAAGCCTCCGCATTGCTTAAGGTCGTTACGCGCACTGACGCACAAGGGCGACTAAAGTGTCAATCACAATTAGTAATTGGCCTCAAACTCATCGGTCAGCTCCGATTGCTCCGCCATGTAGCTCTTGTATCCACAAAGTAGGCCAAGTTTATGAGGTTGGATGATATGCTCCTTCGCGATGACTCCACGGAATGTGTACGGACCTGGAAAAGTTCCTGTCATCAGAGCGTAGAAGTCCACTCCGTCGGTTTTCAACCCTTTGCGCGCATCGACCAATAGCTTTCCATTGTCATACTTGGTCGTTTTAACATCGATGCAAAATCCCGGTGGCGGCGGGACAATCGCGTCATAGAGCGGATGCGGAGGATTACGATCCGTATCCAGATCAGGATAAACATTGAACAGCTTGCAGAAAGCTAACTCGCCGCAGATTCCCTCAAGATCGACCGTATGCGGATCTTCCGCACTGATTTTTAGGTTCACCACGTTGAAATATCGATTCTTACCATTTCGATTCTTGGCTACGAAATGGGCGAGCTTACGCTCCGCTGTTGAGAGAGAAATACTTTGACCAATTTTGATTTTGTTTAGCATGGTCAAAAAGGCGGAAAATTTTTGAGGGGGGTATCGTAAACGAAGCCCACCCCCAAAAGGGGGCTGTACCCTGCCAGTCCCCATCGCCTATTCCCCGGCCGAAAACAATCCTTTTCTGTCATTAGCAAATCTAATCCCAACTATAAGTCCGCCCGTCTTGCACAGTCACTGTTATATTCACTTGGTTTCGGATTCGCTCACGACTTGCACCTCCGCGATTCTGTCAGGCATCGATCCGAGTAGATTGATTGAGACGGACGCTTGTTCCCCTTGTTCGCTCCATCCGAATACCAACGCACTACGCTTCGCCACGCTTCCAAGGATAGTCTCTCTCACGCTTTCGTCCTTTATCCCGTCCAATGCGTAGCTATCGATCCTTTCCAACGTGCTGGCGGCATCAGCCGCGAGCTTAGAGCGGACAAGCGCAGACAGACTTTCCAATGAAACACTTTCCTTTGAGGAAATAGTGTTTCGCATTTCCCGCTTCACCTTGGTGATTCCTTCCTTGCTCGCCTTGCTGGTCAGCGTTGCAAAGTTTAGCCTCAATTCGCTTCCGATTGCTTTCCAAGTCTTTCCCGATAGGTAAAGGGCTTTGGCCTGATTCCATTGGTTCTCTGTCATACAAGGTACTTTGCCAAGCAAGGTAGGTTTCGGCAACTTGCTTTCCCCACCACGTTTCCCCGCCTCAAAAATCGATTTTTGACTTCGCCAGTCGTTCCACTCTCAAAAATTTTTCACGCATTTTCCCCAGCAAATCCCACCGTTTTCCCCTTTCCTAAAAATATTTTTACTTTTCTTTTGACTTCTTTTTCCGTTTCCACTAGTCTGTCCGCCGTGAAAAGCACCCTGCGTCAAAAATTCCTTAGCCTAGCCTTTCAGGCCTTGGCATATGCTGTCGTTTCCTACGCTTTCTTCCTCGTTTTCTTCCGTTCCCAATTCTAACCCTCAACCGATCAAATCCCATGAACGTTCACCTAACTCTCAAATCATCAAACGTCAAAACCGGCCCTATTCCGGTTTCAACGTCGGCCGCCGATACCTGCCCGGAAGCCTGCCCATTCAAGAAAGACGGTTGCTATGCTGACTCCGGACCGCTTGCGCTTCATTGGTCTAAAGTGACAAGCGGTCAACGCGGTTTTGATTGGTCCGCCTTCCTGTCCAAAGTCCGCTCTTTCCCAGCTGGTCAATTATGGCGGCATAATCAGGCGGGTGATTTACCGGGTGTTGGTGATTCAATTGACGCAACCGCACTAGACGAACTTGCAACCGCCAACACCGGCAAACGCGGTTTTACTTACACCCATAAACCGTTGACACCCGACAATCTGTCCGCAATTCGGACCGCCAATGAGCGCGGTTTCGTTGTCAATCTGTCCGCCAATTCGGTGTCGCATGCTGACACCCTTGCCAAGACAGGCCTCCCGGTTGCGGCCGTTGTCCCTCAGGACAGCGCGGACCGTTTCACCACACCCGATGGAAACCGCGTAGTTATCTGTCCGGCCCAAAGGGTTGACGGGATATCCTGCAACACGTGCCGCCTATGCGCGAAAGGAAACCGTGGGTTCATTGTCGGTTTCAAGCCACACGGAACGGGTGCCAAACGGGTGCAACGCATCACAACGGCCGGAAATTGACGGTCCGCTTCAATCTATCCGAAAGGGTAGGTTGACGCGTCTCTTCAATCTCAATCTCAATCAATCAAAACTCAATCCATCAAATCCAATGATCAACCGATACCCCGGCCAATGCGTCCAATGCCACGAATACGTTCCCTCAGGCTTAGGCACCGTCTCAAAACGCAACCGCGCATGGCGCATAGACTGCAATGCATGCACCGGCCGCATGCCTGAGAATTCCGGCCTTGTGTGCGTCAAACTCTCCTCCGGTTGGACAGGCACGCGCAATGCGCGCGGCCGCTGCGAGGATGCGCCGTGTTGCGGGTGCTGCTCTTTCTAAGTCTCAAAACCCAACGAATAAAACACCATATGACACACTGGACATTTGAAACGATAGAATCGGCCGTCGACTTTTCGCGCTTATTTAATCAATGGGGCGCGCGCCGGAATAACGGGTCGACGATAGCCTTTCGCGATGGCAAGACCGTCACCCTGCGGCCGGAGTTTGACTCCAAGGAAACACGCCGCGAATTCCTTTATCTGAAAGGATTTTTCGAATGAAACTTGTCGAATTCCTACGCGCGCGCGCCTTCGAAGAGCCGTTCCTGATGCATTCTGAAAAGTGGCAGTTCGTCACGATCAGACGCGCGGACGGAGCCGAAGACATCGGTGTCTATCGGTTCGCGACGGACTTGTGTTACGACTACGCGGACTTCCGCGCGCATTTCAACCTATCCTAAACCATCAAATCAAAACCATGAAAACCATTGACGATAGAAACGAAGAGCAAAAGAAAACTCACCTTTGGGCAATTGTCGCCAAGGACCGCGCAATGTCCTATTGGGGCGGCGCGCAAGGCGGTGTCTCACGCTGCGCGTGGGCTGTTCCATTCGCAGATTTGGACAAGGTAGACAGATGGGTACGCGCGCGCAGCGACATGTCCTATGTGCGGCCCATTGCCTTGGCAAACTATCGCGCGCCAAAAGGAACGGCCCATCTTCATATTTACGCGGTCGACCAGAATCATCCCGCGCTGAAAGCCTGACCTATCCTCCGCGCATCACACGCAAGTGTGCTGCGAAAGGGTAGGCCAATCTATCCGCAGCAATTAATCCAATCCAAAGCATGAAAACCATTCACGAAATCGTCCACGAAATCCAATTCTTCGACCCCGCAATCCGCGCATTTGACGCGCACGACCTACCGCAATCCGTCCGCGCGTACCTGCACCACAACTACCGCATGGACGCGCGCCTGACGGACGAGGAGCAACAACTTGTTGAAACCTCATTCGAGCCGTTCGCCGACAACATCCGCGAAGCATTTCAGGACGATCCAAGGCCTGACGCAACTCGGTTCTATCTGTTCGACGATCTTAGTCTGTACGTCAAAACGAATGCCGGACCGGAGCTATGGGCCGACGCGCAGGTATTTGTCGTCGAACGAATTCTCCCGAGCATGCGCCTGACGCGCCTTGAAGCGGACTTGATGCGTGAAATCGGAAT